CATCTTGAACACCTTTCGCTCTTAACTAGGTGTCCAATTCATCATACCCACTCCACCTAGTCGCTATTTAGGGCGTCCAAGATTTGGGGCGCAGTTCATAAAACGCAGAGGGGTCTTTTTTGTGCCGACTTTCGGGGCCACTAACGACTTTGGCGGCCACTATAGGGCCGTCACGACTTTCGCAGCCACTAAGGGAGGAAAATCCGATCGGGCGCCGGGGCCTTTACGACTTTCGCGCGCACTATAGGGTTTTCTGGTTCCCGACTTCTGGCTATGGCGGAAACTGGCTGGCGAACGGCCGTTTTCCGGTTGCAGGGTTTTGGGGTGATCGCAGGCGTTTTGGCGGCTTGACCTGCTATATCAGCGCTAACGGGCGGCGTCTGATATGCCCGTACGAGGCGCTGCAATGCCCCAAAAACGGGCGTAAAAACGTTGGCGGTGTAGCAGTGCCACGGGCGTAAAAACGGGGCGTAAAACGCCGTTAAAACGGGCTAGAACGGGTCGCTGATATGCCGAGCGCGGGCGTTACGCAGGTGTAGGCGTCTCCATAGGTTGAACACAAACGACGCGCGGATATGGGCGCTCGCGTGGCGGTGGTAACGAGGATCAGAAACGAAAAACGGCCCACGGTGTAGGCCGTGAGCCGCTAGTGGAGGCAAAAAAACGGCCCCGACAAACGCCGGGGCCGCTGGTTAGTTTTTGAGTAGGAAGTAAAGAACGAGGACTGGAAGAATAACGGGGGCTAGAGCAATAGCGCCCAGATATATAAAGACGTTTTTCACGGGCTGCACCTCCTTTTTAGCTGATTCTAGCGAAAATATAGGCGCAAACGATAGTGCCGAGGACGCCGACGGCGACGCCTAACCAGTACGCATACCAGGCCGACGTTTTAGCAAGCTCAAACAACATTACGCGGCCTCCCAATAATCCGAGAACATGAAAAAGCAGATTGAATAAATCGCAACGTCGTCGAACGGGTCTACCGACGTCGTACCGGCGTCGCCCGCAGTCTCCCAGTGGCCGCCGTGGTACTCCTCGACAGCAACCAGGTAGCGGCCGGGCGTGGCCGTGGTGTATACGGCCGCGCGTACGTTGTCAACGAGGGCGACAGTGTGAACGAGGCCCATTTCTAGTACCTCGCACTATATGCGCGGTTGTATGCCTCACGCGCGTCTGAAAACATGCTGCAAGGCTCGTATAGCTTTTTGATCCTCGACTGGTATTTGTCGCGTTCGTCGTGCAGTTTCTGCTTTAGGGTTAGCATCTTTTTCGAGGCCGCGCGTATCTCCGCCGTTGTAGGGATATGCTCGTTTTGCTCCAAGTGCGTAACGTTGATGGTAACGGTATCGTTTGCGGCCCGGTCGAACATATCAAAACGGTACGCGTTGTTATACGACTCGCGGCCAAGACTCACGTATAGCTGCACGTATCCGCCAAACGTTCCGTTGTAGATACTCACGTTTGCGGGGCCGTCGACATACTCACGGGCGCCGGAGACGCGCGCGCCTCCTAACTCCTCCTCGATAGCCATAGTAACGCGCCTAACCTGCTTATATCCGGCGTTCGCGCCGTTTAGGTACTGGGCGTTTAAGTTTACAAGCTCGACGGCCGCCGTTGCATAATGCAGGCGCGCGGCGTACTTGTAACCCTCAATCAGGTATTTTGAGTAACGCGCGGCCGCGTCGAGTTCGTTGGTGGCGTCCTCAATCTTTTTCAGTTCCGCGCCTTTTTCCTCCCAGCCTTCACCACTGCGTTTGACCTGCATATAAGCATCGAGCGCGGCGCTATACTGCTTCTTGAGGTCCGACATACTTGCTTCGTGAGTGTCTAGCACTACTTTCTCAGCGTCTGCAAGCTCTAACATATGTGCGGCCTGCTTGACGGCCTTTTTAACGTCGTCGTTGGTTTCAAGCGTGGTAAACTTCTTCATGGTATCGGCTCCATTCCGTACCGTGGCCCGTGCAAGTTCCGTTTGCGCGGGCCGTTTTTATATGTCGATGAAATGCCGGTTATTTAGTGCGAACTGGCATAATAAGCATCTGAGCCGCGCCACGTTCGCCAGTGCATTTAATCAAACTGGCCTGGGTGGGGTTGAAAGTGAATACGGCCCTTTTTTCCTTTTTGTTGGCAATCAGACGCACGGCCTTACATGCGCGTTCGATATACGCCGCATTGAAACATGCGACGCCCGGCGTCGCGTTGTCGGCGTCGTTAATAAGGCGGTCGAGATTATCGGCGCCGGGATACGTGAGCGTTTGCAGTACGAAAACGTTAATAACGGCGTCGAAATGCGTTAGTTTTAGCGTTCCGTCCTCGACGGCCAGATTGTAAAGCGCGTTAGCCTGGAGCTTTACGGATGCTAAGGCTTTAGCGTCGGCCGCGCTCAGCAGGGCCGTAAACTGGCCGCCCTCGTCGTTATTGCAGGTGTAGCGGAATGCCGTAAAGGTATCAGTGGCGTACACGTTAACGCTGTCTGCTGTGGCGTTAATCAGCACGCAGGTTAGCGGCAGGCGGTCGTTCTTGCCGTAGGTAAACAGCGTCGCGGCCTTGATAGCGGCCTTTAGTTCGTCGTTGTAGTTGATGCTGTTAACCATTTCGTTTCGTCTCCTTGATAGGCTATTTCCGTTCTTTCAATCGGATATAGGTTATATCCGTTCATATAGCCCGTTTCTGTTTTTGATCCTCCTTAGATAAATAGGCTATATCCGTTCATTTATGTCGAGTTGCAAACCGTTGAGTTTGTGGCCCGCCACTCGACTAGTTGCACTATATCACCTAATAAACGTGGGGTACCGGGCAGTTTTTCCGACCCCAGGCAACCCCGCTACTAAGCCCCCCGACCGCCGAAAAAACAAAAAGGCCTTTACAGCCGAACGGGAATACCCTATATTGTCGGTAACGGAAGGAGAACCCATGAACTACTCGGATGCTTACAAGCAAATCATGAAATCGCGCGGATACACCCAGCGTGAGCTGGCGGCGGTCATCGGCATCGCGCAGGGTTCGCTGTCAAGCTCGCTGAAGGACGGCAACCCGACGCTCTCGACGGCCTCGAAGTACCTGGGGCCGCTCGGCTACAAGCTGGCCCTGGTGCCTGTTGGGTCGAGACTGCCGGACGGCTCTCACGTATTGGACTGTTAGGGGAGAATGGCAGGCCGCGTGCTCGCGTTCACGGCCTGCCGCCACTTCTTTGCGCTGAGTGGCTGATACTAGGAGTATTTTAGATGATTTACGGTTACGCCCGAGTGTCCACGAAAGGGCAGCTCAGGGACGGAAACTCGCTAGACGCCCAGCATGAGTCGCTGACCGAGGTCGGATGCACCGAGATAGTGCAGGAGGCGTTCACGGGCACCACGACCGACCGACCGGAGTTCGATGCCCTGCTTGAGCGCCTGCAAGACGGCGACACGCTCGTCGTGACCAAGCTCGACCGAATCGCGCGTACCGTCACTGGCGGCTGCGAGGTCGTTAGGTCGCTCCTCGACCGTGGCGTTAGCGTCCGCGTGCTCAACATGGGCACGCTGGACAACACCCCGGTCGGCAAGATGATGGTGTCTGTGATGTTCGCCATGGCCGAGTTCGAGCGCGACATGATTGCACAGCGCACGGCGGAGGGCAAGGCTGTCGCTCGGCAGAAGCCCGGCTGGCGCGAGGGTAGACCGCCCGCTGAGGTGGACGTGGAGGAGTTCAAGCGCCACGTGGCGCTGGTGAAGGCCAAGAAGGAGAAGCGGCGCGACGCCTGCGCACAGCTCGGCATAGGCGTGAGCACCTACACGAAGATAAGGCGCCGACTGATCGATTCAGGAGAGCTTGACGGCTAGACGCAAGCCCCGTGGGGATTTACCCTGCGGGGCTTTTTCTTTGCCGCACGAGCGGAATCCGCGCCGCCGCGACCCTATGCGGCATGGATGCACTCACCAGGAACATACTCAACTACATCTCACTGAACCCGAGGGACATCGGCGCGTACCGCGACCTCGTGTCCATGCAGCGCCAGCGCAGGCATGACGGGACTGACGAGCACGACGCCCTGAAAGCGTCGCTCGACGCCGTGATTGCCGCCATGCGCGGCGGCTGGGCAGACGTCGAGGGCATTTCGGCCCTCATGGAGGCGCACCGCGACCTGCTGACGCTCGACGGCAAGTGGGACTTCGACTCGTTCGCCCAGGCGATGGAAATCGAACGAACCCCGGACAGCAGGCTATGGCTCCCCAGGCGAAAGCAGCTGTGGAGGCTCTACAAGGAGCTGCAGTGGTTCGAGACGGACCCGAACGCCGAGTTCCTGAGTGTTTCCATGCCTCCGCGTACTGGAAAATCGTCTAACTGCTCCATGGCCATGGTCTGGCACCTCGGGCGCGACCCGCTACACTCCAACCTGATGACGGCGCACTCGGACAAGCTGACCAAGCACTTCTACCAGCAGTGCCTCCAGTTCGTAATCGACCCAGAGTACCGGTTCTCCGAGATTTTCCCCGACTCGCCGCTCGTGTGGCAGTCATCCGAGGACGAGGCCTTCTCACTCAAGAAGCACGGCGCGTACCCGACATGCACCTGCCGATCGGTCGAGGGCACCCTGACGGGCGCCGTCGAGGTCGGCGAGGGCGGCTGGCTGTATGCGGACGACTTGGTCAAGGACCTGGAGGAGGCCATGTCCCCGCGCCGACTGCAGGGCAAGTGGGAGGCCTACATCAACCAGTGCTACGACCGCAGAAAGACAGGCTCCAGGCAGCTCATGGTCGGCACGCGCTGGGACGTGAACGACCCGATCGGCCGCATGACCCGTCTCCACGAGGGCGAGAGCGGATTCCACATCCTGACAATCCCGGCGCTCGACCCAATCTCGGGCGAGAGCAACTTCGACTACCTGTACGGCGTCGGGTTCGACCGCAAGTACTACTTGGACATGCAGCGCACCACCGACAGCGCGACGTACGCCGCCAAGTACGACGGCACGCCGTTCGTCCGCGAGGGACAGCTGTACAGCCCGGATTCCCTTGAGCGCTATCTGGAGCTGCCAGCAGGGGAGCCGGACCGCGTCATGGCGGTCGTCGACACCAAGGGCGCCGGAGAGGACTACTGCGCGATGCCCATCGCCGCCCAGTGGCGAGGCTCAGACAAGTGGTTCATCGTCGACTTCCTGTGCGACCACTCCGCTCCGAAGACCGTCAACCAGCGCCTCGTCAACTTCATCGACAAATACGGCGTCCAGCAGGCGCGTTTCGAGTCGAATGCGGCTGGCGGCAAGGTCGCCGAGGACGTCGCAGAGATGCTAAAGGAGAGGGGAGCGCTGTGCGCCGTCTCCAAGAAGTACACCGGGTCGAACAAGGAGACCCGAATCCTCGCAAGCTCCTCGTGGGTCATCGACAACTGCGTGTTCCGCGACACGACGCTCTATGAGCCGGGTTCGGACTACTCGATCGCCATGGGCCAAATCACCTCTTACGTCCTCGACGGCAAGAACCAGCACGACGACGCGCCGGACGCGCTGTCGATGCTCGCTGACTTCCTGAGCAAGTCGCTCAGGGCCAAGGCGCGCGTCACCAAGAGGCCGTTCTAATCCGGCACGAAGGTTTTCGGCGTCGCACCGAACATCTCCAGAAGGGGCGCAATCCCCATCGAATCGCTGCTGGCTGGCCGTTTTCACCTCCTTCCTTCCGGCCAGCCAGCATCGAGCGAGAAGCGGAGATAAGTTGGCTGAGACCTACAGCGAATCTGAAAACAAGGGCATCAAGAGCACTCTGCTCCACGGCAGGCGCCGCATCGTGTGCGGCGAGCAGAACATCACCGCCGCGAACGTGCGCGAGGTGCTGGACCGCTCGCTCATGGTCCATGGCTGCAACTCCTCCGACACGGACTACCTGTGGAAGTACTTCCTCGGCTACCAGCCGGTCATCTATCGCAAGAAGGAAGTCCGTCCCGAAATCAAGAACATCGTCCTGGAGAACAGGGCGTACCAGATCGCCAAGGACCGCGCCGACTCCCTTGCCGGGGAGCCTATCGCCTACAGCGCGCACGGCTCCTCAAAGGACTGCGAGGACGCGGAGCAGGTCAACGACGAGCTGAGCCACAAGGTCCAGCAGCTCAACGACTTCTGCATCGCCGCCGACAAGCACGCCTGCGACATGGAGATTGTCCAGTGGATGTGCGTCTGCGGCGTCGGCTACCGACTGGTGCTCCCGAACTCGGGAGACGGCAAGACCATCGACGACGAGCAGCCCTTCAAGGTCGCATCGCTCGACCCGCGAAGGACGTTCGTGGTCTACACCAACGACGCGTTCCATGAGCCGCTGTACGCCGTCACCTACGTCAGGGACGACGTGACCAACGAACCCATCTACAGCGTCTACACCGACCGACTCGTATTCACGGTCGACAGCGACTCCGTGAAGACGGCCGCGAACCCGCTCGGCATGGTGCCGATCATCGAGTACGACGCCAACTCAGAGCGCATGGGCGTTTTCGAGGCCGTCCTGAGCCTATTGGACGCAATCAACGAAATCGAGTCCAACCGAGTCGACGCCATCGCCCAGTTCGTGCAGGCGCTTCTCGTGCTCGAGAACGTCGAGTTCGAGGACGATGACGCCGAAACGGGCTTCAAGAAGCTCATGGAGATGGGGTGCCTGCAAATCCACTCCACGGACGAGAACAAGTCCTCTGTGCAGATGCTGACCTCGGAACTCAACCAGGACCAGACCCAGACGCTCGTTGACGCGCTCTACAAGACCGCTCTCTCCATCTGCGGCATGCCCTTCAACATCGGCGGCTCCGGCTCCACGTCGGACACGGGCGCCGCTGTCACCATGCGCGACGGCTGGTCGAACAGCGAGAGCCGCTGCAAGGAGACCGAGGTCCACTTCAAGCGCGGCGAGCGCCTGTTCCTGCAGGCTGTCGCGACCATCCTCGATACCTCAATCAACCTAAAGCTCAGGCCGCGCGACGTCGACATCAAGTTCACGCGCCGCAACTACGAGGCAATCCAGTCCAAGGCGCAGGTCCTGTCGACCATCCTCGGCTGCGGCAAGGTGCACCCGCGACTCGCGTTCGAGTACTGCGGCATGTTCCCCGACCCCGAGACGGCATACGACCTCTCGAAGTCCTACGCGGACGAGCAGGCGCAGCGCCAGATGGAGCTTGCCCAGGCCAAATCGGTCAACCCCGGAGACGACTCCGGTGCAGATAGCAATGCCGGGAAACCCGGCGAGTCCGCAGGCGGCAGCGTCAGCGCCGCAGGCAAGGGGACGCAACCCCCGTCAACAAAGCGTAGCCAAGGAAAGGAAAGCAACTAGATGAATCGTGACCAGCTCAAGTCCCTGCTCGGCGACGACGCCTCCAAGGAGGTCATCGACGCGATCATGCGTGCCAACGGCGAGGACGTCAACGCCGGAAAGGCCGCAATCGAAACGCTGAAAGCCCAGCTGGAGGAGGCAAACGGCAAGATTTCGTCCCTTGAGGACGAGGCCAACAAGAACCTCACGGCAGACGAGCAGTGGCAGAAGCAGCTCGACGCAGCCAACGCCACGGCCAAGCAGGCGCTCCGCGACCTCAACGAGGCCACCGCAGCCGCCGTCTTCGCGGGCGCGGGCATGTCCGAGGACGAGTACAAGCCGTTCATCGGCTCCGTCATCGGCGGCACCCGAGACGAGACCACCGCGGCCGCAAAGGCAATCGCCGACGTCGTGTCCGCGAAGGCCAAGGCCGCAGCCGACGACGCGAAGAAGCAGGCGCTGGCAGCTATGCCCCAGCCGCAGGGCGGCGACGAGGGCAACGGCGCGATTACGACCAAGAAGCAGTTCAGGGCTTTGAGCGATTCCGAGCAGATCGCTTGGAAGCAGCAGAACCCCGACGCATGGAAGAAACTCTCTTAGAAAGGCATTAAATGGCTGGCAAACTCTACATGGCCGACAAGACCTTCCCGTTCGACGAGGACATTTTCTTCGCCGACTACCAGGACGAGCCTGACCTTGTCAAGAACGTCCTCGTGACCTCGGGCATCATGGTCGACGACCCGCTTATCAAGTCCAAGGTCAACGCCGGAAACCAGTTCACCATCCCGTTCTACAACGCCCTCGACGAGGCCGACGAGCAGAACTACGACGGCGTGACCGACATCACCCTGTCCGCCATCGGCGCCAGCTCCCAGACCGGATACGTCTACGGCCGCGCCCACGGCTGGTATGCCGACGACTTCCCGCAGGACTTCACCACCGCCAACCCCATGGCTGCCATCGCAGCCCGTGCCGCGAAGTGGCGCCAGACCAAGCGCAACAAGCGCCTCGCCGGAATCGCCGAGGCCGTTCTCGGCGCCGAGGGCATGACCGACCACACCGTCACCGTCAACCAGTTGACTGCCACCACGCTGTCCGACGCCGCCCAGAAGGTCTACGGCGACAACAAGTCCACCGTCAAGCTCGCCCTCATGCACTCCTCCGTGGCCCAGGCCTTCGAGGACATGGAGCGCGTCGACTACCTCAAGTACACCGACCCCAACGGCGTGACCACCGACCTCAACGTCTACCAGGTCAACGGCCTGACCGTCCTCGTGACCGACGAGATGCCGTACACCCCCGCCGTCACCGAGGGCAGCGCCAAGCCCGCAACCTACACGACCTACCTGTTCGGCGAGGGCGCCTTCCGCTACGCCGACATCGGCGTCGCACGCCCCGTTTTCAACGGCCGCGACGAGCTTAAGCGTGGCGGCACCAGCTACCTCGGCTACCGCATGCGCGAGGCCATCCACCCAAACGGCTTCAACTTCACCGCGCCCAAGGAGACCGGCTCAAGCAACCCGAACAAGGGCAACCCCGTCATCTCGCCGACCGACGCCCAGCTCGCCGACAAGGCCAACTGGTCGTTGGCCTACAGCGAGCACCGCGCCATCCCGTTCATGAAGCTCGTCACCCCGGGCGTCGCCTAGACCATGCTTAGCGACGAGGACAAGCTGAAACAGGTCTGTGCCCTCACGGGAGCAGGGCAGGAGGCAGACGGTGAGCTGGTAACGGCCTACCTGTCTGCCGCCCGCTCCCTGATTCTGGAGACGCGCAACCCGTTCGCCGACGACCCGGACTCGGTCGCTTGGGAGCCTCGGTACGACTCCCTGCAGTGCCTGATGGCGGCGGACATGTACAACTGGCGCGGTGCCGACAACGAGATTACGCACGTCGAGAACGGCATCACCAGGACCCGCTCGAACGCAGGCGTCTCCAAGCAGCTCCTGCAGCGCATTGTCCCGCGATGCAAGTCGAGGTCCGTCCAGTGAGGTGCATGGAGCGCAACAGGCGCGCCATGTGGCTCTCGAAGCCCTCTCGCACCGAAATCATGGACGGCGAGTACGGCACTGGCGAGTACGTAAACGGCTGGTCAGACCCGGCCGAGGTCCGCGTTAACGCCTCCGCCCCCAGCGGCGACAGCTCCTCCAGCCCGTTCGGAACGCAGGTCGCCTACGACCTGCAGCTGGTGGCCGAGTCGAACCGCTGGGGCATCGACGAGGGCGACCGCATGTGGCTCGGGGATAAGCCCGAGCTGCTGGCTGACGGCCAGCCCTCCATGTCCGGCGCGTACGAGGTCAAGCGCGTGTCCCCGTCGCTCAACTACTGCGCGTTCGGACTCACAAGGGTCGACGGCCGATGAACCTCACGGCAGAGCTGTCGTACAGCTCGCTCGCGGCGCTGGAGAAGCGGCTTCGAGGATACGCGGACGGACTCGACGAGAAGTCGGGCCAGCTCGCCGAAGAGCTTGCCGAGACTGCCGTTTCCGCAGCTAAGGAGAAGTGCCTCTCCTCAAGGGTGACTGAAACCATCGGCTCCCGCAGGACTGCGGACGGCGCGGAGGCCTTCGCAAACGGACCGGTCCTGTCGCCCGCCGACGGCTCATACGAGGTGCCCCTGAGCCACATCCTGGAGTTCGGTTCGGGCATCCGTGGAGACGCCGCATATGGCGCGGAGAACGGCTACACGGTCGACCAGAGCGGCAGGGGAGAGTCCGGCTGGACCTACCCGAAAGACGACGGAACGTTCGGATTCACGCACGGCCACATCGCAAGCCGATTCATGGGCGCAGGAGCGGACGAGGCGCGTTCCGAGGTCGTCAATACCGCCAAGAGGATTTTCAAGTCATGAACGACCACTCCACACGAATCTTCAACTACGTGCGCCAAGAGGTGACCAAGAGGTACCCGAAATGCACCGTCACCTCAAGCGCGATCAACTCAAAGGACTCACAACTACCGGCGCTGCTCGTCAAGTTCCGGTTCCCCGGCGAGGACGAGAGCACGCGCGACAGCTCCGGCGTGGAGCTGTGGACGCGGACGGTAGTGGACGCCCAGTCGTTTTCCGGCACGAGCGTTTTCGAGGCACGAAACATCCTAGTTGCAGCGGACGAGGCGCTGGCCCGATGCGGTTTCCGCAGGTCGAATTGGACGGAAGTTGCCGATGCCGACCCCAGCGTCCGCCGTCTCGCTGCGACTTGGCGCGCAAAGCTCGACAAGTCGGGCAATGTCGCGCCTTGGTAACTTGAAAGGAAAATACATGGCAGTAGCTGCATCCACCACTCCCACCGCAACCATCAACACCTATTTCTTCCACTTTAAGAACCTGACCGCCGCCCCCACTGCGGCCGACTTCGCCAAGGCCGAGAACGTCGTGAACATCAAGAGCTACAGCGACCTCGGCGGCGAGCCTAACAACCTCGACGCCACCACGCTCGCCGACGAATCCCAGAAGAACGTCAAGGGCGTCAAGAAGCAGGAGGCCGTCAAGATGACCGCCAACTACACCAAGGGCGACTCCACCAAGCTCGCTGGCCTTGAGAAGCTGGGCGAGGCCGAGTGGTGGGCAATCGTCATGGGCGTCGACGCCGCTGGCAAGCCCGATGGACACGACGGCATCTACTTCTGGCAGGGCGGCCTGAGCTACTTCGAGAACGGCGGAGAGGTCGACAAGGTCCGCGAGACCACCATCGTCGTCTCCACCGTCACCGCTCCCAAGCTCCTGCCGGACGCTGCCTAGACAGAACCGAACCGATAGGGATTGCAAACCGAAAGAAAGGTAAGACATGGACGAGAACACCGAGAACATCGAGACGGCCGAGGACATCAACATCGCCGCCAAGGCGCTTGAGGACATCAAGGGCCACGACAAGATCGTCATCGAGGACGAGGAGACCGGCACCGAGTACACCCTGTGCTACTCCCGCAAGATGGTCAAGGACATGGAGAAGAAGGGCATCACGTCGCAGTACGCCACCGAAATGCTCTCTCACAGCACCCTGACCTCCCTTGAGAGGTTCATCAACGACTTCGTTCTGCCCGCATTCAAGAAGGAGCAGCCCAAGATTGCCTTCAACGAGGTTCTTGGCATCTGGCAGGGTATCGAGGACAAGCCGTATATGATTGCGCTGCTCGTCGCGCTGTTCAACCAGCCGATGACCGCGCTTATCGAAAACCCTACCGAGTCCCGAATGAAGTTCCGTCTGGTCTAGCCGGGGAAGATAAGACACCTTCCGATGGAGGGGAGCGCTATACGGGCGAGTGTCCTTTGGGACATGCGTTCGACATGGCGCTCCCCTCCGCCATTTCATTCGGGATGACCGTCGAGCAGTACTGGGACGGCGACCCGTGGCTCTACGCCGCTTTCAGGGAGTCCCAGAGGCAGCGCGACGAGCGCGGAGAGTGGGAGCGCTGGCAGATGGGACTCTACGTCTACAACTCAATCGCCTCTCTCGTCCCTGCGCTCAACCCGTTCGTAAAGAATGCCGATCCCGAGCCTTACCCGGAGGAGCCTTACGGCATCACGTCGTCTAGGACTCCCGAGGAGACAGCGGCGCACGAGGAGAAGGCAGCGCACGAGAAAATGGCTCTATGGCTCATGGGACATGGGCCTGCCTAGTGTAAGCACGGCGGGATTGCGCCCCCAGAAATGGGGTAGCCGTGGCAGAAGCCAGCATCGACCAGTTGCGAATCTCTATCGAGACCAAGGCGGACAACGCCCGCAGCGCCGTCAGAGGCCTAGCCGATGACGTAAAAGAACTCAAGACGGGCACTCGCGGCGTCGGCACGTCGCTGTCCAAGGTCGCGGACGGCATCGGTAGGCTGTCGTCCGCCCGCGTGGACAGCAAGAACATCGCCGCAGTTGCGGACGCCGTCCGACAGCTGCAGGGAATCAAGAATTCCTCCACCGTGGCGATGAACGTCTCGGCGATAGCGTCGGCGGCGTCGCAGATGAACAGCTCCGCACAGGTGCGCGAGACGGTCAACTCCGTCCGCTCGCTTAGCGGACTCAAGCTGTCGTCCAGCATCGCCAACCAAATCAGGAAAATCGCCGCCTCGGTCGCTGAGATGAACCAGGTCAGCTTCGACGCGACCAAGTTCCACAGCCTGTACACCTCGCTCGCGGAGCTGAGCGCCCTGCCGAGGTCAAACCTCGGAACCACCGTCAACGCGCTCAAGAGGCTACCGGAGCTTGCCGCGACGCTCGACAAGATGGACATGTCGTCCTTCCGCGCCGCCTGCGATGCGATCAATGACTCTCTGGGCAAGCTCCCGGAGAAGTTCGCAAGCGTCGCGTCCGGTTTCAGGACGATAAAGAGCGCGTCCAAGAGCTTCGGCGCGAGCACGACAAGCGGCACCAAGCAGGCCGAGTCCTCTCTTGACAGCTTCATCTCCAAGCTGCGCACCTCGGCATCGGTCATCCGCGCCGTGGCGACAGTCGCCTCGACCCTCTACAAGGTCGGGCAGGGCATCGCCTACTGCGTCGACCAGTCCAACCGCTACATCGAGAATATCAACCTCGCCGACACGTCACTCGGCCAGTACGCCGCCACAGCGCACGAGTACGCTGACGCGGTGCAGGCCGCGCTCGGCATCAACTCGGGCGAGTTCCTGAAAAACCAGGGCACGTTCATGACCATGGCGCAGGGCATGGGCGTCGCGGCCAACAACGCGTACACCATGTCCAAGGGACTCACGCAGCTGTCCTACGACCTCGCGTCCTTCTTCAACATCAGCAATGACGAGGCGTTCGAGAAGGTCCGCTCCGGTCTCGCCGGAGAGATTGAGCCGCTGCGAGCGCTGGGCTACGACCTGACTACGGCGCGCCTGCAGCAGGAGGCCTACAACATGGGCCTCAACGAGCAGGTGTCGAAGATGATGCAGGCCGAGAAGGCCATGCTTCGCTACAAGGCGATAATGTCGCAGGTCAGCTGGGCGCACGGCGACCTCGCCAAGACCATCTCGTCTCCCGCCAACCAAATCCGAGTCCTCAAGAGCCAGATGCAGACCGCCGCTCAGGCGATCGGCAACGTGTTCCTGCCGATGCTGCAGGCCATCATCCCGGTGGCCGTCGCTGTCGTCAAGGCGGTAGCCACGCTCGCAAACCTGCTGGCAAAGGTGACTGGCGGCACCGCCATCGCCAACATGGGCTTCGGTGACGGCGGCGCCTACGAGGGCACCGCCGCAGCAGCGGATGACGCCGCAGACGCCATCGGCAACGCCGGTAACGCCGCAGGAGGCGCTGGCAACAAGGCCGGAAAGGCCGCGAAGCAGGTCGAGGAACTGAAGCGACAGCTCATGGGCTTCGACGAAATCAACAAGTTCAACGAGGCCTCAAGCGGCTCCGGCACTGGCGGTTCCGGTGGCGGCGGTGGCGGCGCAGGCGGTGGCGGCGGCGCACCGAACATCTCCGACATCAAGCTCGATGACTACGACTGGGCGCTCGGCGACGGCCTGAGCGACAAGCTGTACGACGAGATAATGGACATGCTGAACCGCATCGGAAAGGCGTTCCAGCCGCTCGTCGACGACTTCAAGGTCCTCGCAAAGGCAATCCAGCACCAGTTCGACGGACTCGACATCGTCGGCGCCGTCAAGAACGAGATCGCTGGCGTTGCGAACCTAATCAGCAACACGGTTCGACAGATTGTCGAAATCATGGGGCCGCTCGCCGTCGCGTTCAACTTCCCCGAGACAATCGCGCTGTCGTTCGACCTCGCGGCCCAGATGTGCCTGACGCTCTCCGCCGCGATAAACGGCGTCGGCACCATGATTAAGGGATTCACAGACACGGCGCTAATCCAGCTGGTCGCATGGATTGGCGACAAGCTGCGCGGGGCCATCTACCTGTGCATCGACGAGCTGCAGAGCTGGCAGGACTGGTTCATGCGCAACGTCGACGCCCTCGGTCAGATTGGTCAGGCCGCAGGCATCGGAGCCACGCTCGTGCTCCGACTCGCCGAGGCGTTCGCGGACGGAGCGTTCGCCGTCGTCGCCGGAGCGTTCCGCGCAATCAACACCGTCCTGCAGGTGATGCTGGAGCTTCTGGTCAACAGCGAACCCGCCCGCGTAGCAGCGACGATGCTCGGTGCCGCGCTCACGGCCCTTGCTATCACAAACGGAATCGCCAAAGGCCTACAGGGAATCGGCAACGCTTTCACCGTCATGGCCGGAATCATCAGCGGCAAGTCAACCGAGTCCTCCGGCAAGGTCAAGCTACTCTCGACCGACCTCAAGTCTAACCTCAAGAACGCCGCTGGCGACGCCAAGGCTGGCATGCAGCTGCTCGGAGAAGCCCTTGGAATCACTAAGGTCAAGACCGAACTCGCTGCAAAGGCGACCGAGCGCGCCAAGACTGTTACGGCAGACGCCGCAGACGCGCTCGCCAACGAGCGAACCAAGCTGAACGAGGCCCGTTCCGCTCTCGGTGAGAATGCGACATACGCCGAGAAACTTGGCGTCAAGACTCAGGCGATGCGCGTAAAGACTGCCGAGAGCAACCTTGCCTTGGAGCAGTCAAAGGACAAGCTGAACTCCGCCAAGCTGGCCGCTATGGACTACGCGGCAAGTCAGGACAAGACCGTCGCGGGCGCCGGCAAGATGGCCGCCGCCGAACTCAAGGCTGGCGCCGAGGTTGCCGCAAACACGGCCAAGCTAGGCGCGAGCACCGTCGCAACTGGAGCGATGACTGTCGCTGAGACCGCCATGACTGTTGCTAAGACGGCTGGAGCCGCCGCGCAGAGCCTGCTGAACGCCGCCATCTCCGCGTTCCCCGGAATGGTGTTCATGGCTGCGCTGAGCGGCATCCTGACGTTGCTCCAGCCCATCATCGACGGCATCGGAAACGCCGTGCTCGGTTTCCTCGGCCTGAACGACGCCACCGGGCAGGCCACCGACTCCACCAAGCAGGCCAACGAGGTCCTGTCCGAGGAGGAGCAGCAGGTCAAGAACAACGTCGAGTCCATCAAGCAGTACGAGCAGTCCCACGACAACCTGAAAGACGCTCTGGCTATGGCGGGCTTCTCCGAGCAGGAGTTCGCGCAGCACCTCGCGGAAACGGGACAGTCGTTCGATAACGTCGCGCAGCAGATTGACAGCTTCTCGCAGAAGACCATCAACAGCTTCGACGCGATCGAGACCGGTTCGAGCATGTCGCTTGAGACCGTCAACACCAACCTCGCCAACAACCTCGCGGTGCAGCAGCAGTGGTCCGACAACCTGATTCAGCTGTGCTCCATCACGGGCTGGAGCATGAACAGCTCTATGGTTCAGGCGCTGCGCGATGCTGGTCCCGAGAAGATGGCGACGGCGCTGCAGGAAGTCGTCAACAACCCGACCAGCGCGCAGTCGCAGCAGTTCATCCAGCAGCTCCAGGACGCCGCGAACTCCGGTACCGATTCTTTCGCTAACGCACTCGGCGCTGGCTCTACCAAGTCGAACGAGGCTGGCAAGAAGAACGCCAAGGGCGCCACGGACGGCGTTAAATCCGAGAAGGAGAACACCAAGTCCGAGGCCAAGAAAACGTCCGAGGAGACTGCCCAGGAGTTCGCGTCCGCCAAGAAGCAGGCCAAGACCAGCGGCGAGACGATGGTGAACAACTTCGCCAACGGCATCAACGCTGGAGCCGAGAACGTAAAGTCCAAGGCGCAGGGAGTGCGCGACAAGGCGGTCACGGGCTTCAACGGCGGCACTGGCTACACCAAGGCGAAGTCCGCTGGCAAGAACATGTCCGGCGGCTACGGCGACGGCATCAGCGCGGGAGCAGAGTCCGCAGCGAGCGCGGCACGCAGCGTGAGCAGTAAGGTCGTGTCCGCTTTCCGCTCCAGCACGGGAACGGCCCATAGCGCCGGAACCGCCGTCATGAACAGCTACAGGAGCGGCCTGTCGAACGCCGCCAGCGGCGCGGTGTCGGCTGCGTCCAGCGCGTCCAACAGGGCCGCGAACGCTTTCCGCAACGGCAGCGGTACGGCCAGCAACTCGGGCAGGGCGCTCGGCAACAGCTTCAAGAATGGACTCCGTGGCGTGAACGCAAGCTCCGCCGCGCACTCCGTCGCGGCATCCGGCGAGAGCGGACTGCGCGACTACCGAGGATGGTACGAGAACGCCGGTCGATATGTCGGCTACGGATTCGATGACGGCCTGTGGAGTACTCGCTGGACCATCTACAACACCGCAGAGGTCATTGCGACCAACGCGGCTAACAGAATGCGCCGTGCGCTGCGAATCCACTCCCCGTCCCGAGTCACGATGGAAATCGGCGGCTACTTCGGCGAGGGCTTCGCTATCGGCATCTCCGACAGCGCCAAGACGGTGTCCGACGCCGTCACTGACATGACCGCCCAGTCGCTCGACGCCACGAAGGAGGCCGCGAAGTTCGGCGAGAACGTCGGCAAGGCCTACGGCAACGCGATCGGCGACGGCTTCGACGGCTCCAAGGTCGCGTCCATGCTGCAGGACTCCGAGAACCTTGCACGCTCCACCTCGGCGTCCACGTTCGACGGCTCCTCCAGCCGATACACCTCGCACGAGGGTTTCCCGACCTCATTCGAGACTGAGACTGCGGTAAGCGCCATGACCAAGGCCATGGTGCAGTCCGCGATGACCACCGGGCAGCTCGGCGGCCAGCAGGCAAACGGCGGCGGGGACACCACCATCGTCCTGCGGGTCGGCAACGAGGACCTTGCCCGCGCGGTCGTCAAGGGTAACGAAAGCCTCGCGCGGCGAGGCGTGGTGAGTTTGGAGTAGCCACTTGGCAATCCTGAGTATCGGGGCGAGCGCGAGCAGCGTGCGCCCCGTCTCGCCCGACCCGTCCTCGCTCGAATGGGGGCTTCAGGACGTGTCCGGCTCCGATGCGGGACGAGTCATGGACTCGACCGCGACCATGTACAAGCAGCGCCTCTGCCAGAAGCGCAAGCTCAAGTGCACCTGGGCGCAGCCGACTGCCGCCCAGGTTGCTGCAATCCTGCAGGCCGTCAACCCCGAGTACATCTACGTCCGCTACTGGGACGCGATGGACGGATGCATGGAGACGCGCTGCTTCTACGTCGGCGACCGCTCCGCCCCGCTCCAGTACGTCTGGGTCAGCGGAACCCGATACAAGACGCTCAGCTTCGATTTGATCGAGAGGTAGCCCATGCTCAGCATCAGCAGCGAGTACGAGCTGTCCCTTAACGAGAACTCGAACCAGCTTATCAAGGCGAAAATCACCTTCGCCGACAATACCGTGCGCCAGCTGACTGGCGATGACATCGTCTCCTGCGATTTCGACCAGCAGGTTTCATCCGACAGCTCGTTCGACATTGGCACGGCGATTATCGGCCAGATGACCATCACTCTCAACAACCACGACGGCAGGTTCGACGCCTGCGACTTCACCAAGGCGCAGTTCGTCGTCTGGGTCGGCAAGCAGCTGTCCAGGGGCACCGAGTGGATTCAGCGCGGCGTCTACACCGCCAACCAGCCGGACTCCTACAACGGAACAGTCGCCATCTCCGCTCTCGACAACATGTCGAAGTTCGAGAAGCCGTTCAGGACGTTTCTCGCGTCCGTCGGCGCCCTGCAGGGAGCGAACGCATCCGTCCGCACGCTCCTGACCGACATGTGCAGGCACTGCGGAGTCACTTGGGCCGATAGCGGGGACAAGGCGTTCGACACAAAGTTCGAGTACGGCTACGTCGACAGCAACGCCACGTGCAGGCAGGCTCTGGCGTACGCATGTCAGGCGCTCTGCGTAAACGCCTCCATCACCAACGACGGCAGGCTCAGGACGGTCTGGTACGACTCCGCTCCGTTCGAGGCGGAGTCCGACTTGGACGGCGGCCAGTTCGACTCCGCCAAGCCCTACGCAACGGGAGCGTCCAAGGACGGCGGCAACTTCACCGACTACTCAAGCGGCGCGTCCGCAGACGGCGGCACGTTCTTCACAAACAGGAACGTCCACAGGCTCTATGCCTTTAGCAACATCACGGTCAACACGGATGACGTCGTAATCACCGGGGTACGCGTGACCGAGCGCAGCGTCACGGTCGGCAGCAAGACGACCAACGGCGGCACCTACACGGTCGGAACCGAGGGCTACGTGCTCGACGTGAGCAACAACCCTCTAATCATCCCGGGCACTGGCAAGTCCGTCGCAGACCGCATCGGTGCCAAGGTCATCGGTCTTAGGTTCAGGCCGTTCAGCGGCAAGCACATCTGCGTCCCGAGCCTGGAGGCTGGGGACTGCGCCTACGTCATCGACCGCAAACAGAATGTCTACAAGACCTACGTGACTCGCGTGAAGTACTCCGTGAACGGCGGCATGACCGTCTCGTGCGGCGCCAAGAGCGCGAGCAGGAACAGCGCGGACAACGCGGGCGCGAGCACGTCCGCAGTGGTCAAGGCACGCAACGAGCTGCATCAGGAACTCGGCATCAGGGACGAGACGATAAAGAACCTCGGCGAGACGCTTGCCAACGCTAGCGGACTCTACCACACCGAGGCGAAGCAGCCCGACGGCTCCACCGTGTACTACCTGCACGACAAGCCGACGACCGGGCAGTCGAAGATTATCTACAAGGTGACCGCGAGCGGAATCGGCATCTCCACCGATGCCGGAAAGACCTACGCCACGGGACTCAGCGCTGACGGCAACGCGGTGCTGAACCGCATCTATGCGATCGGCATCAACGCGGACTACCTGACCACTGGCCGAATCAGCTCGAAGAATGGAAACAGCTTCATCGACCTGGACACCGAAGAGGCCAACCTTAAGCTGGGGAATAAATCGACCGTCGGCGGCAAGGTCATCGCCACCACGGATGTGGCCGCGTCAAAGACCGTGACGAAGTACGCCACGTCGACCAGCAGCACGACCGCGCCGACAAGCGGCTGGCAGGACTCCTGCCCTCCGCGCAAGGCTGGCAGCTACATCTGGTTCAAAATCATCACCGTGATGCAGAACGGCTCGCAGATTGAGTCCATGCCGTCATGCATCTCGGGCGCCGACGGAGCGAACGGCAAGGACGGAGCGACTGGCTCCCAAGGCCCTGCTGGCCCAGCTGGAACCAACGGCACCAACGGAAAGGACGGTCGCGGCATCAGGTCGTCCGTCCCCGAGTACTACCTGAGCACCACCCCGAGCGCCGTCACTGGCGGCTCATGGTCGACATCTGTCCCTGCTTGGTCCAGCGGGAAGTACTACTGGCAGCGACTTCACATCACGTGGAGCGACGGCGGCACATCGTATACCGACCCCGTGTTCAACTCGGCTCTGACCTCGGCGAACCAAAACGCCAAGACTGCGGTTGACACGGTCAACGGACTAGACCAGAAAAAGGTTTTCAACCTGCTGACCGACAACGGCAAGATTAAGGGACTGTTCACGCAGGACGGCCAGCTGTTCGTCAACGCAGACTACATCGGCAGCGGCTCAATCGACGCAAAGCGGGTCGCTATCAGGAACCTGCTTAGCATCGGAGACGATACCAACTCCGTGAGCGTGTCATCTTCCGGCATCTCCTTCATGTCAGGTGGCGTAAAGGACGCACTGACCATCAAGCCAAAGAGCTACAAGATGGTCACGGTCTCAAAGAGCGGCTACAACGGCAGTCCGATTTGGGAGGCCACTGGAGTCGCATCAGACCCGAAGACATATGGATTCTATTGCACCGAGAAGGCTCAGGCATTCACTTATGCTGGAAAGACGCGAGTGTCAATCGGCGTCAGGGTCGATTTCTACGCCAACGGGTACAGGCACATTCTCGGTGGCAGGTACGACCCTCTTGAGTATGAGATCGACACGAGCAAGGACACGCAATCCTTTACGGTTCAGTCGCAGCCGTTCATCGTCGCATTCACGCTAAAGAAGAGCAGCGAAGCGGGGAGTAACGGACTTCCGTGCTACACCATATCGGTCAGTCTCGTTCTTATCGCAAATGGAGTTCATGTCTGCATCAACGGCATCGACGTTTTCTACTCGTCTCCCGGTTACGGCGGCGAGATTTCCCAGAAGAGCACGGGTGCGTTCCTGAACAGGGAGAACTTCGTCAAAGAAGTCACTGACAGCTTTCCGCTCACGTGTCAGGTGCGCATCCCAGTCGCGATGAACAACATCATCAGGGACTACGTCCTGACCTTCGAGAAGGGGCTGCTCGTCGGATGGGACTACTACACACCAGCGGACTCGCAGTATAAGGGGTATTAAATGGCAATCCAGATGCGCCGTGGCGCATATGTGAACTTCAACCCGGCAAAGCTGATGCCCGGAGAGTGGGCTGTCGTCGTGTCCGGCGACTCCGGGGCCAAGGACGGCAAGGCCGCGTACATCTGCTTCGCGGCTGGCGACGTGAAGCGCGTGGCGACATACGAGGACATGGTTGACAACGTCCACGACGCCGTCAACCAGAACAACGGCGCGATCATCAAACAGATTACCGACGCTGCGAATAAGGCATCTCAGCAGGCGTCCGGCGCGGCATCACGTGCCGACGCTGCGGCAAACCAAGCCCTCCAAATTGCAAACTCGGTCGCGTTGGGCAGCGCTGGCAGCTCCGACATGGCCGCGCTCAAGCAGCAGAACGCCCAGCTGTTCCAGCGGCTCGCCAATCTCAGCGACGAGTTTATATATTCGGACGGTACGGTCTACTGCCCGTCGTCCAAGGCAAAGGCATCGGGTGACACCATCACGTTCGCCTCGTCGTGCACGGCATCCGGCGCCACACTGACACTCGCATAGAAAGGAATACATATGGCACAGGCAAAGGTCCTGTCGGTTGGTGGAGTCCCGTACGAGATGGTCGACCCGACCTCGCGTAACAACTCGCAGATGGCGCTCAGCAACGCCGAGTACAACCGACAGTGTCTGATCGGCAAGTACGGCGGACAGAGCATCGCGACGCTGCTCGCCGGAGAGATCGGCGGCGGCACGGTCTACGACGCGCTGCACAAGCGCATCGCCGCCAACAACTTCGCGGGCCTGCGCGTGGGCGACTACCTCGACGTTCCGCTCGTCTCCGCATCAGGCGTGGCGGGCCAGCAGTCCGTGCGATTCGTCATCGCGCACATTGACCCGTACCTGTGGTGCGATGATCGCAGTAAGGGGCACCACATCGCGTTCGTGGCCTCGGCGCCGATCGCGGTCAGCTCGTCCTACAGCGGAGTCACCAACTCCTCGTTCATCCCGTGGAACAAGACCAACACCAACCAGGGCACGGCTGACGTCAAGAACCCGTATCTGTGCTCGCAGCTCAAGGGCTGGGAAAAGGCCTTCGAGGCGTGCCTGCCCGATGGCCTGACCAAGTACATCCTCACGCAGCGCGTGCTGCTAGAGGAGCGCTACAGCGCCTCCGGTGCGCTCACCGCCTCCAACAACTGGAGCTGGCAGGACATCGGCAAGGTCTGGTCGCTCTCCGAGACGGAGGTCTACGGCTGCCCAGTCTGGGGAACGCCCGGCTACTCCGTCGGCTTCGACTGCCAGTTCGACCTCTTCAAGGACACCGCGCACCGACTCAACGGCACCCGCTACTCCTGGTGGCTCCGTTCCGTCGGTGGTGGCTCGTCTGCGAACGTCTGCTTCGTCAGCTACCGCGGCAGCGCCAGCTACTACGATGCCACGAACGGCTGGGTTCGCCCGCGCGTGGGCTTCCTCCTAGGGTAGCGTAGCGGACCGTACCGAACACTCACCTTGGCGCACGCCTTGCGCGTGCGCCTTGAGAAAGGAGGACCGCCTTGAGCGGAGTACCCGAGAGACTGAGAAACCTGAGCGAGCGCGAGTTCTACAACACGGCCATCGAGCTGCGCGTGGAGGTGCTTTGCATCGTCACATCGAGCGCCATCCCGAAATCGCAGCGCTTCACGTTCGCCGTCCCGATGGCAGAGACTGCCCGCAGCGTCGTCTACAACATCGTCAAGTCAGAGGCGTTCTACCCGAACACCGCCGAGAACGTCGCGGCACGCAAGCGCTACCTCTCGCTGGCCGTCGCCGACTGCGAGCAGCTGTACCAGGACGTGCAGGCATACCTCGAGGTATACCGCCGAAAGGGAGACACGCAGCACGCCGGGGCATTCGAGCGCATGGCGGGACTCATCGACTCCGAGATAAAGCTGCTCAAGGGCGCACGCAAGGGCGTTCGGCTAATCGGTGAGTGTTAGAATGGAAGGACGTCGTCCCTTGTTAACCGCTACAACTGGTGGCTCCGTTCCGTCAGTGGTGGCTCGTCTGCGAACGTCTGCTACGTCAACAACAACGGCAACGCCAACTACAACGATGCCACGAACGACTGGATTCGCCCGCGCGTGGGATTGCTCATACTTGCCAGACAGCCTCGCCGATGCGCGAGGCTCCGAGCACATGAGGAAGGAAGGGCCGACGTTCGGGCGCATGCCCGTAAAGACGCATCCCGCTGGGAGGGCAGTCCGCTCCTTGCATGGCCGCGAGCTTCGGCGCTCGACGCGGTTTCATTGCTCCTCCCTAAGCGGCCTGGGAACGCCGACGCCCATGGGCGCAGGCCGTGCGGGATGCCATCATGAATAGCGACGAGCGCCGAAAGGCAAGGAGAGCTAGGCGCGATGCGAAAAGGGCCGCGAACAAGGCAAAACGCTGTGCGGCCCTCACCATTTCCGATGCCGCCGACCTCGACAACATCCACGAGGCTGCACGCGACGCCGCAAAGGGCGTCCGCTGGAAGGCCAGCGTCCAGCGCTACATGGTTTACTCCCTGCGCAACTCGCTCTACGCACGCCGGGACCTCCTGTCTGGCAACGACATCCGCAAGGGCTTCGTACGGTTCCACGTCATCGAGCGCGGAAAGGACAGGGCGATAGCCGCCCCTCGGTTCTCCGAACGCGTGATACAGAAGGCCGTCACGAGGGCGGTCGTGGCCCCGGCGGTATGGCCGACGCTCACGCCGGGATGCGCGGCCAACATGCGCGGCAGGGGTACGGACTACGCCCTCATGCGCCTTAAGGGACAGCTCGCCGAGCATTACCGCAGGCACGGTGCGGATGGCTACGTCCTGCTCATGGACTTCTCCGACTACTTCGGGACAATCGACCACGGAACGGCGCTCGACCTCGTGAGACGGACGCTCACAGACCCAGCCGCCATCGAGTTCATGCGTCTGCAGATAGAGGCGAACGGCAGGATCGGGCTTGGCCTCGGCAGCGAGCCGAACCAAGCGCTGGCTGTCGCCATACCGTCCCCGCTCGACTACCTCGGCGAACGTTGGCGCGGAATCGAGGCGTCTGGCCGATACATGGACGACTCCTACTTCATAGCGCTCGACAAGGATACCCTCTGGCGGTTCCTCGACGCTGCCCGCATCTTGTGCTCGTCTCTCGGAATCACCATCAACGAGAGGAAGACCAAAGTAGTGAAGCTCACGCGTGGATTCACGTTCCTCAAGAAGCGATTCCGCTTCACCGAGTCTGGCAGGATCGTCGTGACGCCGATACCAAAATCCCTCGCACGTGAGCGCAAGAAGTTGCGCGTACATTCACGTATGGTCGCCGATGGGAGTATGACGCTTGAGCAGGCGTACGTCTCCTACATGTCGTTCCGTGGGTCTCTCGAACGGAAACGAGGCGACGGCAGGCCGAGGTTCCGCATGAACGTGCACCGGGTCGTGCGCGACTTTGACCGACTGTTCGTCGAGCTGGTAGTCGGTGCAAGCCAATCTCACGACACCGATACGGTGCCTGTACATCAACTAGCAGAAAGGAGTCCGAATGGACACTAATGAGGAGCGTCCCGACATGGTTGACGATGCCACGCAAGCAGAGGTGAACGCACTGCGAAACCTGCTCTCGCAGCTGGGCGACCCCGACGCGGCTCATGAGGCGGGTGTCATCGACGACGACTCGTACATCGAGCAGAAGGCCAAGAAGATGGCCTATACGGCGGCGCTCGCCGCCTACGAAAGCGGTGCGGTGCCTGACGTGCAGTCGCTGCTCGGCCAGATGCGCAAACAGGCGTCGCAGCCGACGCAAACCGAGCAGAACACGGCGAACATCGACTACCTGCTCATGACGGTCGGAGGTGACCAGTAATGCCGAATAAGAAAGCTGACGAGCACTCCAAGCACTTCGCACTCGTCAAGAAGTACTACGACCGATCTCTTTGGACCAAGGCGCGAGTACACAAGGCCGTAGAGTGCAAGTGGATTACCGCCGACGAGTACAAGGAGATTATCGGCGAGGAGTACACGGCCGAATAGGCTCGGTTGCGGCTTCTGAAAACAGCATCAATCTCTTAGAAATCCCAGACGTGTCGCGTGGAAAACCCGCGTGCCTCGTCTGGGTTTTTTGGCACGCGCGATTTCCCTCGGCACAGCATCCTCAAGGTGACAGTGACCGATAGGCGTGCTATCGAGCGCCAGAAATACCTATGGGGATTGAGCTTTGACACAGGCATTCAACATCGACGAGGCCGCATCACTCGCAAGCGCCGTAATCGTGATACTCACCTTTTTCATCGGACGTATGCAGGGGAGCAAGTCGCGCTCCGCCAAGGAGCAGCACACCGATGACAAGCTCGACTCGCTTATCGAGTCGATGCGCGAGGTCACGTCCGGAATCAAGGAAATCAACCGCAAGCTCGATGACCACGGCATCGCGATCGCAAAGCACACCGAGCAGATTGCGACGCTTTTCAGCCGCATAGACAGGCTTGAGCGCAACTGCGACATGCACAGTGGAGTAGGCGGCTCAGATTAGAAAGGAAAAGACCATGCGCATCAATTGGAAACTTCGACTCAAGAACAAGGCGACGCTGGCGGCACTCGCCACCACTGTACTCGCTTTCGTCTACCAGGTCTGCGGCATTTTCGGCATCGTGCCGCCCGTGACTCAGGACTCGCTGGCGCAGCTCGTGTGCATCGTCCTGAACGTCCTGGTAGCGCTCGGCGTGCTGACCGACCCGACCACAAGCGGCGTGTCCGACTCCGCGCGAGCGCTCGGATACGACGAACCCTACTCGACCAAGGATGTCAAATGACAGATTCCAAAGACGATATAGGTAGGCGCAGGGTAAGGCTCCGCAGCGCCATTGCCGTAATCCTCGCACTCGTCGCGGCCCTCGCCGCCCCGTGCGGCGCGGAGGCCTACCAGAGCCAAGATGCCTACGTGAGCAACGGTCACGGCTACCTCAATGCCCAGTACCTTGTTATCCATGAGACGGCGAACCCCGGTGCGTCCGCGTGGAATCATGTGCTGTACTGGCGCGGTAATGATACCTATGCCGTCCATCACGTCATGGAGCTTGACGGTTCCACCGTCTACAACACCGTGTCCGAGAACCGCTTGTGCTGGCACGTGGGCAATGGAAACTACGCCACGGTCGGCATCGAGCTTGCTCACGCCACCAACGCCTCCGACTTCGCCAAGCAGTGGAACGAGTCGGTCAAGTGGGCTGGCGACGAGCTGCGTGCCCACGGTTGGGACACGTCCCGACTCTTGAGCCACTACGAGGCGGCTCAGCGCTGGGGCGGCTCCGACCACACCGATCCCAACGGATATTTCCGCCAGTACGGAAAGACGTGGTATGAGTTCAAGCAGGCCGTGGCAGCTTACCTCGGCAGCGGCTACATCGCGCCGACCGCGCCGACCGACGCCAACGGCGGCACGTATCAGCCCTCCGCTTCTGCAACCCGTACCAAGTTCCCCAAGTCCACTGGCAAGAGCGTAAACATCCACTATGCGCTCCATAACCGCTACGGCGCGTGGAACGATGCCGTAACCAACTTCAATGACAGCAACAGCGAGGGCTTCGCTGGTATGCCCTACGGCTCCCACGACATGCTTATCGCTTGGGTTGACAGCGGCACGCTTTGCTATCGCGTACACACCAGGGAAAGCGGCTGGCTCGGCTGGGTTCAGCATGCCAACTACGGCGACAGCGTGAACGGCATGGCGGGCATCTGGGGCCAGACCATCGACGGCGTCCAGATGTACTACATCACGCCCAACGGTGACTACAAGCAGGTCTACTACCGCTCTCAGGACGTCGCACACGCAAACTGGCATGACGAGGTCTGCGATAACGGCACGACCTACGGCGGCGATGACTATGCTGGCATGTATGGCTACGCGCTCGATCGTCTCCAGTGCTACGTGTCCGACGGTACCCGCCG